ACGTCGCGCCAGGCCCACGTCGCGGCTTCCTCTGCTGGACGGAGCAGGGACATATCCATTTTGGAGACATCGACGGGATAGACGGCGATGACATCATTACCGACACGGCTCTGGAATCCCTCTCGGATTGAGTCGTCAGGGACCACAAGGCCAAAAAACTCATCGGCGGCACGCTTGGCGGCGGCTCGAACATCCTCGCCACTTTTTAACTCCGTGGCGGGAAGGATGGTCTCATCTGCCGAGTTGCGAAGTTCTAAGTGTTTACCGGCGCTATTGAGCAGCAACACCATTGCATTTGTGGTCATAAATTTCCTCCAAATTCTCCGAAGTGCTGACGGTTTGCGGCGGAATAAGACGTGCGGGCTTCGGTTATATCCGTGAAATATCCCAAGTGGACTTTCTTCCCATAAATTCCTATGGTCGCAGACCATTTCCCCAATTCCTTCTTCCAAGAGACTCCACGGAATCCGCTTGTGTTCCGGGATTGTGCTCCATTCCTATTTGCCTGATTTTGTGAGTCCGTTGCAATTCGGAGATTATGTCGTTGACAGTCTAGGGTGCAATGGTTCCGGTGGTCAACTTTCACCTTTGTGTCTGTGACTCCCATAATCTCTCGATGGAGATGGAGCATTTTTCTTATTGGGTTTTTCCTTCCACCGCCAAGGTACATATGATTTCTTGCGTAAAAACTTTTTGTGCCTTTATCCCATTGAGCGAACCACTTCATTTCACCGAACCGAACGAAGTCCTCATCATCAACCAGAGCGATCTGGCCCTGCGTCAGAGGGATGGTCTTCATCGTCAATTCCCCTAGTGCTTGAACCAAAGCGGAGCTACGCAAAGATAAGTTCTTGGACACACCAGGCGGGATAACGCAGGCATCCCGTTATCGTATAGCCAGATAACTAGACGCTCGCGCCAAGTGCAAGGCGGGATGCTGGACATCCGCATAGCGTATATGAGACGCTGCTTGAGGTGCTTATCGTCTTCTCCGCGCTCTCTATTGATATGGTATAATTCTGAGGCTAATTGCGTCAGTTCCTTCCCCATCGTATCTGGCCCGCATCTCGGCCAATTCATGAGTTCCATGACTTTCTGCCTCCATCATGAGGATAGATGCCCGTATCCGTCTCTTATACCGCACTCTTTGCAGTCCATGGTTAATTACCTTGGTGCTTCGTAGCGCAGCCGCCAATGTCATCACAGAGGCACCAATCGGGGTGTGGATCGCCAGGTATCCAGTCGTTCCCTTTGGCGCGCTCGATGTCCATGATGTTCTTTGCCTTCCAACATTTATAGCATAGCATCATGCGATTGAGCGGCTTATCCAGGCCGCAGCCCTTGCATGGCCCCTCGATCGGCGGCTTCCGGCTACCGGACAAAGCCTCGCGGTTCTTCGATCCTGGGTCATGCGGCTTGGCGGTCGGAAGCGCGTCGGGGATGATAAGCAGTAAGTCCATGCTATTGCCCCGCCTTCTCGACGCGCTGAGGGTGCTCCGGTGTCTTGCCAGGGCCCTTGACCTCATTGGCCCCCTTGAGTTGGCGCTGCGGGCCAGGCCACGGGACGGCCGAGCTGCTGCCTCCGGCACCGGTCACTCCTGCGACCTCTGCGGCTCGTCCAGCGTCCATGCCCCGCGCGCCAGAGAAGCCGATCGGTGGCGGCTCCGTTCCGGTCTTCGAGTATCCTTCCAGTCGGCCGCCGGACTGGACACCACCGCCTTCACCGTGCTCTTGGCCAAGGCGCGGGTGCTCGCGCGCTGCGCCTGGATCATCTCCGGGCTTCTCGTGCGTCTGGCCCAGCTCCCGCAACTCTTCTGAAGCCTCCTGGTCTGGATTCATCGGTGCTCCGGACAGTCCCTCGAAGCTGGAAGTCTCGATGGCGATGGGTATGAGTCCCTTCTTCTGCTGCCACTCGATGGCCTGCTTCGGAGTGATGAGTCCCATCTGGAGGTTCAGGGAAATGCGCTCCGTCTCCGACTTCTTGATGGTTTCTTCATCGACGCTGGATAGGACGCGCAGTGGTTTGTATTTGAACTTGAACTTAAACTCTGTACCGAATAACGCGCGGATGGCCATGTCCAATACGCGGCGCACGCGAGGGCGATTAGGCTCGCGGATTACGCTCTCAACCTCGGCGTTGTAGTTCTCCAGGTCGTCCTCTCCGCTGCTCAGGCCCGTGGAGCCGATGCCCCAAATCTTGCTCATAGGCATATGCGCGGCCTCGGCGATATCCATGCGATTCTCTTTTGCCATCTCAGCGATTCCGGAAAAACTTATTTGCTTTTGTTGGTACTCATCTTCCGAGTCCAGAAGCATGGCGTTATTGAAGCTCTTGAAGCGGTTGACCAGTGCGATACGGCGCTGAGTTAGCTGCGAGGCCATGGGCGAGGCAAGTTGATTCTTATAATTTTTGATACGGAACACGTCAACCTTTGCCTCAAGCATCAACTCGAACTTGGCGTTCTTCGTGCGCAGGTAGCCGTTAAAATCCTCGGATAGGCGCTGAATCTTGGCGAGGCCCCAGCCGGCCAGTTGGTCGCGGATTAGGAATGGAGCGCGCTTTCCGCAGATGGTCATGACGCGGCTGGCGTGAACGCGAAGGCCGTAGAAATCGTAGAAACCGCTTACTGGAATGCGAGACTCAGAGCCGAGTTCCCATCTGCTGGCGTCATAGATTTCTATGGGCGCACGACCGAGACGTTCTATGTCCAGGGGCTTGCTGTAATCCTCTCCCTCACTGTTGAAGATGAGCGCGCCGCCTCCGAATAAATCGGCCCAGATATTCCCGTCGCGCATGGCTTCAAGTATGCCTTGCTCCTCCAGAGATTCGTCCAGGGCTTCGATATCCCGGTAGTTCATCTCGTTGCCGGCCGACTCGATTTCAAGGCCGCCGCGGAAGGCGTCATAGACCGGAACGTCAATAATGCGCTGTAGGATTCCGTAGGTAGTGTATGAGTACATCAGCGTGAGCCATTGCAGGGTTAGCGGCGCGAATTGGATGTTGGCCGCCATAGGCTCAAAACTCGTCAGATTGGTCTGCTGGCCACCGCTAGGCAGTCCATAATTGCTCCAATAGTTGCCCATGGAGTTGCGGCGCAGCTTTAGCTTTGGGTTTGCCCTGACCGCATCCTCATGGGCGTGCTGCCGTTCTTCGAGAGAATTGAAATAGATTTTGGCGCCGTTCTGGAAATCATTTAGGCTTGGAGTAGGGATGGCGTCTGAAAATGCCTTGGGCCTTTCGTCGGGGGCTTCCTTGCCCTGGCCCATCAGATACTCAGTGAAGGCTTGCTCTGTAGCCGATGACACAAGACCGGCTGATAAGTTCTGACCTACTCCGTCTGGGCCATCGGGATTATGTCCAGCTCGAATGAGGCCCATCAACTTCCGATGCTCGGTAGTCAGGGAATCAGCATGTCTTGTCTTGGCGGGTCTTTCTTTGGCGGATCCCCTAAGATCGCCGGCAGCGTAACGGCTTTGGCCCTTCTTCAAGAAGTCCTACCTCCGGGGCTTGCGGGTCTTGGAGATGATGAAGCGCGGAGAGGCGATCGACGGAAAACGTCCTCGACAGGAACCGCAGTAGGGCGTAAAATCTCCCTTCTCGGTTTTGAAATGCTTCTCCGCCCAGGGTGCAGCACATCGTGCACAGCGTCTAGGGGGGTTTTTCTTTGCGGCTGGGGCTTGGTCTGAGTATGCTGGAGCGTCAGGGAGGTTGGGCATGGGAAAAGTTTAACACATGGAATCGGGATTGTCAATATTCTCAACCATATCGATCCTCTGGCCAATCCAGCGAATCACCGGAACGGCCATGCTGTTTCCGATGGCCTTGTAGCGCGGTCCGTCGGCGGCCGGCTTGCCGCGGAAAGGAATCAGGGTATAGTCGTCAGGGAAGCCCTGCAATCTCTCGCATTCTCTTGGCGTCAATCGTCTAACCAGCGACCGATGCGCCACGCATGGATGTTGGTCCCCCATGTCGGCGCGAAGAGTGCCGAGGCACTCTTCGCTTGGCTTTTGGCCTCCCATTTTCCGCTTGACCTGCCCGGGTTGAAAAACCACCGGCCTCCCTTCGCCAGTGTGCGTCCTGAGCGGGTATGATTTATCGTCTGTGGATTGGTTGGCCACATACAGTATTATTGGAGCACTTGACGATTTCAGGATAGGGGGGTAGGGTCCTCCCGGCTTCGGATTTGATTTGTGGTTGGGGTCAAAAGCAAGGATTGGGATTATCGGAGTCCCTCTCCCCGTCCCGTCCTCGGATGCGTCGAAGCCTTCGCCGCGAAGGCTATGAGTTACGGGCAGGAGGACTTCTGCTGTTGGGTCACATCGCCCTGATCCGCCACGCGCCGTAACGCAGAATCCAACATCGGGTGCAAGTCCCTTCCCCACTTCTCGGCTCGACGCAGGATGCCCTTGCAGGCTGTGGTACTCAAAGAGTACCGCTGCGGCACGTCGCCAGTCTCCAAGATATCCGACAACGAAGACGCGTCGGCGCCGCTGTGGAACTCCGAAATACTTAGCGTCAAGCACTCGCCAGGCGACACCATACCCGAGTTTCCGAAGTCCGCTGGTGAAGATGTCAAAATCGTTGGATTGCCAGCCTCGCTCGCAGCCGTCTTCTTCGCGCGTGAAACTTCCCGCATCATCCGACCAGGAGGATAAGACGCCGGGCACGTTCTCCCAGACCACCCAGCGGGGGCGTATTGCGTCAAGTAGCGCAAGAAAGACGAGGGCCAGGTTGCCACTCGGGTCAGCCAATCCCGCTCTAAGTCCCGCGATGCTGAAGAA